CAATCTCGGTGATAAGGGGGATAAGACGGGCTGCGCCCTCGGTGTATTCACCGGCCACCTGCCCGGTGGAGGCACCGGTGCGCCACTTGGAAATGCGAATACCATTGCCGGCGTTGATGTAATCCACGTTATCCTCCTCTATGAGTTCGGAGTCCTCAATAGCGGGCTGGATTTCGCCGATTACGCCAGCGGGTTTGATAGTGATAAAGTTATCATTCCACGGATTGATAGCCTTGCTCTTGCCATCGGGGTTGATACCCATCTTACGCTGTACCACAGTGATAGGGGGTATCTGGTTTTCGGTGAGCAACGCGGAAAGTTCGGATTGTGTGACAACCTGCGCTTTTTTGTCGGACCCGTGGGCGAGGAGGCGTGTGGTTTCATCCATACGCAACCATGTGTAGAGCTGCTGCGACATGAGGATTTCACCCGGCTCTACGCCACGGGAACGGAGATAGGAACAGAGCGCGGAAAGAAACAGAATAGGAATGAGTTTGCCGGCCTTTGTGTTTGCAGTGGTCCAGTTAACCGCGCTCACTATCTTGTTGAGTTCGGGCATTGCGTAGTCCACCTCATAGGCGCGACCGCCGGGGTTGTTGAGTTCGGGCTTGAATTGAGCGATACCCCAGTTGGAAAGAGCCATCAGCACGATAAAATCCATTACGTCCTTACAACCGAGGTAAGCGTCCTGTATATCGTGAGTGAGGGTCTTTTCGATACGTTTTACTTTGTCGGATTCCTTGAGGCGAGGGTTTTCGTAAACCTCCATGAGTTTACGATAGTCGCGGGCCTGCATTACGAATGTGTGGCCGACACGGGGAATTTCCTTTGTCCAGAGGTCAAAGCCATCGGTACGGCGTAACGGTGTGGGGGATTCATCGCCCACAAGTGTAGCCATAAAGCGGATATTGTATCTACCCACGATAGCCTCAGCTGTCAGCGACATCTGAGGTTCATTGTAGGTAAACCAGCCATCGGTATACATCTTTTGGAAAAGTGCAACCTCACGCTCCGAGGCTTTGTCAAAGGTCTTTCTCCATGTGGCAAGCAAGTCCAGCGGTGTACCGTTCTTGTGCAAGCCCTTGAATGTAGAGAAAATTGACTTAGGCATGATTTATTAAAATTAGATGTTGAAAACTTAGAGTGATTTTGTCAGTTTGACGTGAGGGTTGGCTTTGAGATAGCAACCGGTTTCATCTTTCTGACTTGCGGGGATAGGAGCAACGCGCCTCTCATAGAGAGCGTATTGCATAGTATCAGCGGTGACATCCATAGCGGTTTCAAACTCGCTAACGGTGGTGTCCTTGATTGTGAGAGAATTTGCCTTGCCACGCTCTGCGGCGTTCTTGGCTGCGTCCTCTACAACCTCAACAAGCACGTCACCAACAGCGAGGCCGGCAATGGCTTTGTCAAGCGTGATACGATAAGTGCTGCCCTTTTCCTCTACCTTTGTGATAGTGGGGGCTGCTGCGAATGTGCCGGTGATAGCGTCCGCTTTAAGTACCTTATCGCCGACAGCGTAGAAAGGCGCATAAAACTCATCTACATAGAGAGTGAGTATTTTTGCATCCTCCGCGTCAACGTCCGATACCTTTGCAGTCTTAATCACCTGCACCTTGCGGGCTACCTCATCGCGGATTGCGGGGGTGCCGGCCGGGATAACATCACCCACGGCAAAGTTCTGTTTCTCTTTGTCGAGGTTGAAGCCACCCATTACGATTGAGGGGCTACCCGTGAAAATCGGGCGCGTACCTGTAAACGAGGCGGTCTTGCGTTTCATCGTTGTTGAAATTTATTTGGCGGTTATTGATTCCAGCAAAGCATCAGCGGCCTCATCAACCTGCTTGTCGCTTGCTGCTTTTGCACCCGTATCGGCCCCGGAGATAAGCCCATTGGTGATACAGTCCTGTTTGAGAGTTGCCACGGCCGTTTCAATATCCTCATCATCGGCAATGGTCTTGCCGAGGCGTTCACGGAGAAACACGGGGATTTTGTGCTTTTCAAAGGCGGCATTGATTTCAGCGGTACGCGCCCCACGGGTGCGCTCTGCTTCCATTTCATCCAGTCTTTTGCGTAGCGTGGCTATCTCATCATCGGAGTTATCCGAGCCTTTGCCCTTACCCTTGCCGCCTTTGCCTTTCTTGGTGTTGGTGTCATCGTCCGTGTCGTTGTCATCGTCATCGTCCGTGTCATCATCTTTGACGGTTTTGGTCTTGGCGTTGCCCTTTGCTTTCTGCGCCCAGCGTGTAGCCTCACCCTGACTTTCGGTTGCTACATCAGCGATAAGGGTTGCAGTCGTTTCAATCAGTTCCTCATCGGTAGAATCATCCTCAACGCTGCCACCGAGCTTTTCGGTTATCGCGGTAAGGTACTTCTCCGAGAGGCGCGTGTCTTTGGTTTTCTCCTTGACTTTCGCTAAAAGTGCCTTGTTCATACCTGTAATTAGTGTTGTTGCCCGTTAGGGCAGAGTTACTTAATAAGTGCAAAGATAGCCAATTTTTGCGATATGCGTTCACAAAACACATAAAAATTTTACTTGGTAAATTCCTTATTTATCAGCGTATTAGATTTACTTGGTAAATTTTATCCTAAATTTTTTACCTAAATTATTTGGTATATTCAATAAAACACATTAACTTTGCAACGTGTTCAAGAAACACACCCAATAGCAACACCAACAAAAACTACAAGAAATGGCAACAATAGCAACCAACCTCACCCTCTCTAAGCTCATCGCAAAAATGCGCGAAATAGCAAAGGAAACAGCCGAATCAACCTACGCACTTTCGGACGCGCTCTATGATGTTCAGCTCATTGCGGAAAATCACGAACAAACACGCAAAGAGGCTAAATGGTATATCCCCTCTTTCTACTGGTGTGTTCGCAATAATGGCACTCACATACTCAACACAATGGTTGAAGCTGCTAAATGGAGCGCACAACAAGAGGCCGAAAAAGAAAACCCTCGTGTTTATCGCATATCGTTTGAGGATGGCAAATATTCAATCACATTCGTAGGATAATCAACAAGGCGGGGAGCAATCCCCGCCACAAAACAACGCAACACCGATACAAGTATGAAAACAACATCATTCTCTTTCTCAATCCCTCGTTGGACTATGGCCGAGGATTTAGGCTACAAGCCTATCACAACATTCTGGATGGATTTTTCCATTGCTGACAAATTCGGCCCCACCGCTGTCAAAGACACATTTAGACGTGCCTTTGCTGAATGGAAAGGCAACTACAAGTATCTCACGGAGCTTGTAATGGTACTCAACCACAAAATCGCCTACCATTACAACCCGGAGAAAGGCGCAGCCAACGTGTTAGCCAATCTCTATAATGAGTTGTGGGAGCAAGCCGACAACTACGCCAATGAAAACCTCAAAGATGAGGAATACGCTTACTTTTATCGTATCACCGACTAAACACTACAACAATGGAAATATCCGAGTTCATGGCTCTTTCAAATGCCGATAGGCTGGCATTTGCGCCAACGATAGCAAAATACAATGTGAGTGGAACACGCGCATTTGAAACAGTGATAACCATAATCAATCGCTGGGGAATTGACGCGCTGAATCCGCACATTAAGTTAGGATTTATCTTAAATCTTAAAAGTGTTCCAAATTCAGTATTACACAAATAACGGCTAAAAGAATGGGAGCAATCAAAGACGCATTACGCAAAATACTTACAGAGGAAGCCGAGAGAACGGGCCGCGATATTCGCTTTATCGACACGCCCACGCAGGTTATCGAAACAGCCAAACAAGCAAAGCAACATGATATGGAACTTGTGGAAAAGCCCAGAAAACGCAAGTATGGGGCGATTGTGTATGAACACAACCCCTATGCAGACCATGAGAAATCGCTACTTTTTCTATACGTTCTGGACCAGCTCAAAAACAAATCCGTGGGTTATATAGCTTTCACGGACTATGATATAACTGTCTGCCGTGGGTGTCCTTTCGGACAATACAATATGTGGAGCAAAACAAACTCCGCAAAAACATCTTTCGGGCTTAACTCACAGAGCTTGAAAGAGGCTACTGAATACTTTGAGCGCATATTTGCGGATGAGCGATACCAATTCATAATCACAAAAAAAGGCAAAGCCCGTGCCAACGAGATATTGAAAATCCAAGTCAAGAAAGGAGGCAACAATGGCTAAGATACCCCTTTGCCGAAACTGTCAGCACTGCCGCATATATGGAGCAACCTTGTATTGCTCCATGCTCGACAAGTATTTCACTCGCGGCCGATACCAATGTGATAACTATAAACGGAATCCGAAATGAGCAAGACCGACAACAAAAACTGCAACGGCTGGATAAGCACAAGCGAGGCACTCCCGCCACTCAAAACTCGCGTCCTTATCGTAGAGAGTGGTGCCGGTCGCTCCATGATAAGGATAGCAAAGCTCTTAGGACAGGCGCAAAGCGGCGTATGGTATTGGAGCGCACAGAACACAGCCTCACGAGTTACCCACTGGCAGCCCCTGCCACAACTCCCTAATGACAATGAATAAATCAACAACCCTCAAGGATAGATGCGGCGGGTGCAAATGGCTCTTTGCATATAGCTACGCTAATGGCGATAAATGCCAATGCGAAGCTCTTGCCACACTACATGATACCAAGCTGACAGCTCCACGTTGCGGACATTACAAACCACTTGGCACAGAGCCGGAGAGTGGAATGTGCTATGCAGATTTTGTATATCGTTGCAAGTCTTTTTTCAACAATCGCCTCGCGCCCAAAGGTTATACGATGTGCGTCTGCCACGACCTTACCGGTCCAGCACCAACGGCGCACCCGGATTACCATGTTGAGTTTAGCCGCCACAATCCCCGTACCGACCAAAACGAGTGTGTTCTGATGATTGACTTTGACGCAAAAATGAGTGAGGCTATCCTCTATGAAAACTTTGATAGCGTAGAACAGATACCCTCGGAGTATGGCGATGTGAGAAACAAAAATCTACCCGGACAGCCGCCGCAATTCGTGTATGGCTATTTCTCTCGCCTCGGTGATGCGCTCAACTCCATGCTCAAAGGGTGTTCAATAGACTTACGCAAACCAATAGAGCTATACTACTGATGAACCACGGGTATTGTAAGAATTGTTGGTGGTGGCAATGTAATTGGTGCTACTATGAAAACGTAAAAGCATCCGCTACGTCTTATTGCCCCGATTATATCAATCGCAAGAAAACCGATAAACGAGAGGGCAGTTTGACAGAGTGGATAACTAAAAATAAGGATAGGTTATGAATCAGAATATTTCAAAACAAAAACACTCCGAAAGATGAAAAAGCAACTCATTTCAGCCGTGGGCGTTATCTACGTTCACAATCTCCAAAGCGGCACCGTAGAGCCTAACGTATTGGGCGAGGTGTTCTATATGCGCAAGACGCGCATACTCAAACGCCGAGTGCGCAAGGTTATCTACTCTCTTGCCGTGCCTCTTGACGGGCATAGCATAGACTCTACGAAGCAAGAAATGCGTGAGTTACTTGATGATACAGTAAGACGATATTACGAGCGTTGCTAATATGCCAATCAAGCCCGAAAATCGCGCACGATACCCTAAGAATTGGCCGCAAATACGCAAGTCAATACTTGAACGTGCGCATAACCATTGCGAGTTTTGCGGAGTTGAAAACTACTCTATGCGGCTCAACCCCAATACAGGCAAAGAGGTTAAAATCATCCTCACGATAGCGCATTTAGACCATACCCCCGAAAACTGCGACCCCAGCAACCTACGGGCATTGTGTCAGAAATGCCACAACTCTTATGATGCGGAACACCGCAAAGAAACAAGGAAACGAAATAAATGACAAGCTATGAAAGTCTATATCAATAAACGGAGTGGTGGTTACGGCTACACAGGTGGCTTAATCGTTGTGGCCGCAAATAGCCCTCAAGAGGCGCATGGCGTTATGTGTGATAGTGAACGTGGCGATGATTATGTTGACTATTACGAGGCCGCAGGCTGGCAACTGTTAGCTAATGTAGTGGCAAATGTTGAACAACCTACAATTTTAGCGGAACATGGCTACACAGAATGAAACTGTTGCGCTCGTGGAAGGCTTTGCCAAAGCCAACCCGGAAACGATAGAGCGACTTAACGCCGCAGCTCGTGAAATGCTCAATCCATGCCGGCAAGAATTGACTGCAAAGGAGCTTGAGGCGGCGCAAGTGGCGTTCTGTTTGGGCGGCGTGTGGGTAATCATTAACCAAGTAAACATAAACCCTAAATGATATGGAAATAAAAATCAAATGGAGATATGCCAGCGGCTCTATCGACACAAAAGATATGGAGCTTATATGTATTCCGGCAAGAGGTCGGCGTTTTTGCGGTCCCGATGAGATAGACGCGGAAATGGCTATCAAAGACGGCTGGAACATGGTAATCGCCAACATACACACTGGCGATGTGGAAAGCTCCAACGCCCTATGTGAGGAAATTTGCCGCCGCTTTAATGAGTTTCCCAAAGAACAAAAGCGATGAAAAACGACAAAACAAACGGCCTTATCATTGAGGGCGATGTGTATGTGCCACAAAAGACCGACAACCCGGATAATCGTTGCGAGAAATGCGAATGTGATTGGTGCGATGGCGAAAAGTTAGGAGATAGGCTTTGTGAGGCTGTCGCGTATGGTGATGAATACTTGATACTATCCCACGAACTAACCAACCGCATAAAAGGACAATAATGAGCGACAAGTGCCACTACATAACCGTCAAGGGTGTTGGGCGTGTGCTTATCCCCGGATGTATGGGCGTGGCGGTTAGTGGCGATATGGATTATTGCACTTGCAACGCCCCGCCAACGCCTCAAGAGGAAATAGAAAGACTCAAAAAGGAGAATAAACGCCTAAGAGCGGAAATAAAACGTCTTAAAGATTTGTTATATTAAATATATTTCACTAATTTTGCGTTCAATAAACGCACTTATCAACAATGGAACACCAACGTAAAGTTATCCACGTTGAGCTGAAAAAGCCATACAACGGAAAGCGCAACTACTATTTCGGTAGTGTGGCCGCTATCTACGACACCCTCCCCGTTGAGATTGTAGGCATAGCGGCCGGCGCACTCTGGAATGTGTTCGGCAAAGAGCAAAAGTATGTGGGGCGGCTTGCCATAATTCGCGAGGGCAGGCTGCTATCAAAGAAAACCAATCGCGGAAAGAAAGGAGGCAACAATGGATAAACAAGAATTTATAAATCGGCTCTCTGAAATAAAACAGAGATTCCAAAAAGAGGTAGATGAATTAGGGAAGCAATACGCACGCGAACATAACCCATATAAAGTTGGAGATATAATTTCCGACCATATAGGAGCTATGCAAATTGAACGCGTGCAAGTCGTATTAGGAGCTTATGTAAGCGTTTCATTCAATGAGCCGTATTGTCGTTATTATGGCATTCAGCTTAAAAAGGATGGAACACCCCTAAAACGTCAAGACCCAACACGCGCAATATTCCCACAAAACATAAAAAGCAAATAATATGTTAGGCGCGATAATAGGTGATATAGTAGGCTCACGCTTTGAGTTTAACAACACCGACAAAACCGACTTTAAGCTATTCCACAAGGATTGCAACTTTACCGATGATACAATTTGTACCGTGGCTATCGCGGACGCTATATTGCGTAATGCTCCGTACAAGGAAACGCTATTGACATGGTGCCGGAAATACCCTCACCCTATGGGCGGTTATGGCGGCCGCTTTGCTCAATGGATAGCCTCCAAAAATCCACAACCATACAACAGTTATGGCAATGGCTCTGCCATGAGAGTTAGCCCTACTGCCTGGGCTTTCGATAATCTCCCCCAGGTGCTCCATGAAGCAAAGAGGACTGCAATCATCACCCACAACCATCCAGAGGGGATCAAAGGAGCTGTTTGCATAGCCCACATGATCTGGGCTGCCAGACATATACAAGCCTCCCCCTCCCAACTATATGAGATCTCGCAGCACTACTATCCTGGGTGGGATCTTAAAGAGCCAGAGATCGGAAAGTTTGATGAAACGTGCCAGGGCACACTCCCAGTTTGTTTCTGGGCTATACTCTATGCCGATTCTTTTGAGGATGCGATCCGTAGGGCTATAGCATTTGGAGGAGATAGCGACACGATCGGAGCAATAGTTGGATCAGTGGCAGAGGCGATCTGGGATATTCCAGAGAGGATCTGGCTTTCCACACTCTCCATACTCCCCAGGGAAATGAAAAACGTGATTGAAAAGTTTTATGATAACGTGATAAAAGATTGACACATGGCAAAAGATTGGAACAAAGAGGGATTCTTCTCTGGGATCACGGAGGATTATTCCAACTATCGCTGGTATAAGGGAGAGAGCCAGAATCCCTACATTGGCAATACAGATATGCCCCTGGCTGCCTCGCTCTGGAACTATGAGAGAGATTTCCATTTCTCTTTCCTGGATCAGTGCGATACCACAACGCCCCTGGCAGATGCTTACAAGCAATGGAAAGCCACATTCATCCAGGAGTATTTACCTGGTAAAGCTCCCAATCCTTATGGCGTTACAACAGACTGGGAAAAGGTTTTTGAAACTGGCAAACGATAACCAGCCCAGACACAACAACGGATCCAGATTGCAAAGGCAGTTTGGATCCGTTTTCTTTTATAGCTCCTCCAGTTCTACAACCCAACCCTTTCCAAACCCAAACTTTTGAGCTGTTTCCTGGTACACTTTGAGCACCTTGAATTTGGATCCAGCTCTAAACACAATCTCATCCTCATTTGGATAATGTGAGATCGCCTTAATATCGGCACCCTTTTTACTCTTGATCACCAGCATCACATTATCGCCAAAAATCGTGGTGGTGTTGATATTGGTTGTGGAACTCATCAGAGCCTTATTTACATAGGGAGTGCCAGAGGATAGGCACTTTTGCATATCCGCAATATATGAGGATAGGAAACTACTCTCAAATCGGATTCCAGAGAATACGGTGCCCTCATACCTGGGCAACTTTTCCAGTACGGAGTTTGTGGCTGGGATATATTTCTGGCATAGCCCTCCATAATCAAACACTCCTCCATGATAGGGATCTTTCACTCCATAGCTATAGAGGTTGATCCATTTGGATCCGTAACTGTAACGGTTTATCAACCCCAGCTCATCCTCACTTATGCCAGTTTTCTTTGCATACTCGGAGATCTTTGTTTTCTCCAGGCAGTAAGATGTTGTTTGAAACCTACCTCCAACTGGAGTGTTTGCACTGGTGTTGATAGGAGCCTCCAGATACTCCTCCAGGGCTTTCTGGGCACCCTCAACCGTTTCTCCATTGAGCTTAACCAATCGCCCCTGCTTGCCCTGGTATTTCAACGCCAGCTCTTTCCTATAGGCTGCCAGTTTCATGTAGGCAGAGTTTACATTGGCAGCCCATTGGCTCTCATAGATTGACATTTCAAAATTATAATCATCCAGGAGCCTTGCCAGCTCCAGCTTTTCCTCTGCTGTAGCATAGAGATCAATCACGGATCCATCCCCTCCAGCAGTTTTAGCCAGCTTTGCCAGCCTTGCCTTTTCAATAGCCTGGATCTTTGCGTTACCCCTGGCTGTGATCGCTCTGATCTCGCTTGCAGTCGCTCCGTTGTTTATGGCATCAGCCAGCTCCGCCTGGATCTCTTTGAGTGGTTT